TGTATTTCTAAACAATAACGTAGGCGTTAAGATTAACTCTGTTGATCTTTCTGACCATGTAACAGCAGTAACAATCAACCGTTCATTTGATGAACTCGAAGTAACAGCAATGGGTGACTCCTCACATAAGTTCGTAAAGGGCTTGGAAGCATCAACAGTTACAATCGACTTCCTCAATGACACAGCAGCAACAAATGTTCTAGCAACACTTCAAGCTGCATGGGGAACAACTATTACGGCTGTATTCCTACAGACAAAGGGAACAGCAGTATCTGCTACAAACCCTCTATATACAGTTTCATTGTTAGTCAATAACACAACAGACATCAACGGTGCTGTTGGCGATATTGGTACACAATCAATCACATTTACTGCTAACTCAACAGTTGCAGTAGCCACATCAGGTACTTTCTAAACAACTAAAAAAAGGGGCAAAGCATGGCAAAGTTAAAAGTAACAAGGGCAGATGGACAAGTTGGGGAATACCCAATCACTCCATTGGTGCAGTATGGTTTTGAGATTTACGCTAAAAAGGGCTTTCACAAAGCGTTCATCGAAGACCAGAAGCAAAGCGATATCTTTTGGCTAGCTTGGGAATGTATCCGCCGTTCGGGTGAAACTGTTAAGCCTTTCGGAGAATCGTTCATCGAAACATTGACTTCGGTCGAAGTTCTCGACGACGACCCTTTGGCTTAGGGCGCGACTCGATCACCTATCTGATAGCAAAATTGTCTGTCAGACTCGGGATCGCGCCAACACAATTATTAGAGCTAGATGAAGTAATGCTAAGAAGCCTAATCAGGGTTTTGCAAGAAGATGCAAAGGAGATAGCCAATGCCAACAGAGGTAAAAGGCGGCATTGAGCTTCGCAAAGCATTAAAGAAGTTCACTCCTGATTTAGCAAAAGAAACTCAGAAGGAACTTGGCGCATTACTTAAACCAGTTACTGCTAAGGCGCGTGGATACATTCCATCCACAGCGCCGTTAAGCGGTTGGGGAACTCCAGCAGTTACAGGCAAGTTTCCTAGATATAGCGCTGGATTAGCCAAGCGTGGTATTGGATACAAAACAACACCATCAAAGCCAAATAAAAAAGGATTTCGTTCGCTTGCGAGAATCCAGAATGCTTCAGCTGCTGGTGCTATTTATGAAACCGCAGGACGCGTTAATCCTAATGGTCGAGTTCAAGCCAAAAGGCGAGAAGTCAACATTCCTGGCATGAACTCTGTTTATACAACCAGCACAGGCAAGAACTTTGGCAAGAGCAATAATCCAGAAGCAGGTTCATTGTTCGTTCAAGCCATGAATCAAGAAGGACGCATTGTCGATGCTTACACACGCTCTCCTGGTGCATCAGGTCGATCTAGTCGCAAGATGAAGGGTCGCGTAATTTTCCGTGCATGGGCTGAAGATGGCGGCAAAACTAATGCCGCTGTTATTAAGGCAATTGAAAACTCTGCTATAAAATTTAACAAAGCCGTTGGCAAAGGTCGCGGCGCAAGCATCTCATGGATGGGTAAATAATGTCAGCCGCCGATATTGCCATAAATATAGCCGCCCAGTTCACAGGCAAGAATGCTTTTCAGAAAGCAGACAAGGCAACAGCAGGCTTACAGAAGTCAGTTAAAAATTTAGGACAGGCTTTAGGGTTAGCTCTTGGTACAACTGCTATCGTCAATTTTGGCAAAGCAACAGTCAAGGCATTTGGAGCTGACGACAATGCTGCTCGTTCACTTGCCAAGACTTTAGATAACTTAGGTTTAAGCACAGGTTATGCAGGAGCAGAACTCAACGGATACATATCACGCCTTGAAAGACAAACTGGTGTCTTAGATGATGAACTTCGCCCAGCAATGGATCGCTTACTTCGCGCCACAGGCAGCGTTACTAAATCACAAGAATTACTAGGACTTGCCTTAGATATTTCAGCAGGTACTGGAAAAGACCTTACTGCTGTTTCACAAGGATTACAGAAGGCTTATTTAGGCAATAACGCTTCTCTTGGGCGGTTGGGTGTTGGACTTAGCAAGGCAGAACTTAACAGCAGTTCCTTCCTGGATATACAAACTAAACTTACAACACTCTTTGCTGGTCAGGCTAAAGATGCAGCTGATTCATTTCAAGGTTCACTCAATAAACTTACAGTTGCTAGCAATAACGCCAAAGAAGCCATTGGTAAAGGTTTAGTTGAAGCTCTAGGCATTCTTTCAAAGGGCGGTGGCGGACTAGATGGCGCTACTGGCGTAATTGAAAAAATGGGTAATGACATTGCTGAAGGCGCTAAGAACATTGCCTTTATGATTAAACAATTCGAAGCTCTGAAACCTGTCATTATTGCCATTGGCTCTTTGCTTCTTATTTACTTTGCGCCTATTACCGCCGCTGTTGCAGCTCTTACATTCCTTCTTGCTAAAGGGGGACAGAACCTAAAGAAGTCTCAATTTAGACAGGGCGCTATACCTGGCGGCATGGGTAATGTGTCCATGTCTGTTAGTAGCCAAGATACACAACGAGCTCAGACTGCTGCTAGAAAGAAAGCAGAAACTGAAGCTCTCAGACTTGCTAAGTCCAAGAATGAACTTTCCAAAATTGATAACGCTAATACAACTCGTAAGTTAGCCCTTACAGGCGATCAGTTAGCCCTTCAAGAATTAGAAAAGAAGTTTGATGTAGAGCGTGTGGGATTATTTGCAGCTCTTAATCAGGCTACAGATGAAGAAACAAAGATGCGTTTAAGATCATTGATTGCAATTAAAGATAATGATGCAGCTTTGGCAGGCAAAATCAAAGCAGAATTAGAAGCTACAAGAGCAGTAGATTTTCTATCTAGCGCATTATTTAGGTTGAGTGCTGAATTTGACATGGAACGCGCTCGAATGGCATTTGGTAAAGCAGAAGTGGCTGGAAAAGCTGCAGCGATGTCTGGCGCAGGCATGTCAGGCATTTCACCAATAGCATCTTCACAAGCAGCACTTGATGCAGCTCTTAAACTGTATCCAGACTTCGGAACAGAAATGGATGCCGCTAGAAGCGCAGCAGCCAGAGGTCAAACTAATATAACCATTAACGCAACAGGCATAGGCGATCAACAGATTGCTTCGGTTGTTCAGAACGCTATCCAAGACCTCAACAGATATGGGAACTCAACAACTTACGCTGGAGCAATCTAGTGGCAGTACCAGTAATCAATGCTGTAATTAACTTCTCTACTGGTCCATCCAATGCAGAAGCATTCATTATTGGTTCAGGCATCTTTGGTGTGAATGTTCTAGCTGATAGCGCAGCCATTATTGTCGATGTATCTAATCAAGTAGATTCAATTCAGACCAGCAGAGGTCGCAACGCTCAGGCAGACCAATTCCAAACAGGTCAGTTGAGCCTTCGCATTGTTGATCAGAATGGTGATTTCAATCCACAAAATACTGCTAGCCCTTATTATGGCTTACTTAATCCAATGCGTAAGGTTCAAATAACAGCAACTTGGAACTCTACAACTTACCCAATCTTTTCAGGTTTTATTACAGGATACTCAACCACAACACCTAAGTTCACAGGCGATGTCGTTTATACGACTATCACAGCCGTAGATGCTTTTAGATTAGCTCAGAACGCTCAGGTATCCACAGTCACCGATTCAGGTGCTGGACAACTATCAGGTACACGCATTAACAAGATTCTTGACCAAATTGGTTGGCCTGCATCCATGCGTGATATTGATGCTGGACAGACAACCATGCAAGCTGATCCAGGTACGCCTAGAACAGCCCTAGAAGCCATGCAGAAGGTTGAAATTAGTGAGTATGGCTCTTTATATGTCAATGCTTCTGGAGAGTTTGTATTCCAGGACAGAGCCTTTACAACAAGCAGCGTAAATGGCACTCCAGTTGTCTTTAACGACAATGGCACAGGCATCTCATATTTCAATGCTGTCTGGCTTCTCAACGATGTGCTGGTTTATAACTCAGCCCAAATTACTCGTACAGGTGGCACAACTCAGAACGCCATTAACCAGCCATCCATTGATAAGTATTTTGTTCATTCGTATAACCAGCAAAATCTGCTTATGGAAACCGATGCAGTAGCTCTCGATTATGCCCGCGCTTATGTAGCATCTAGAGCTGAAACCTCGACTCGATGCGATGCGATTACTCTCGACCTTTACACCAGAGATTATGATGCAGGCATTTTAGCTGCTCTAGACCTTGACTTCTTTGATCCAGTAACTATCACTACAACTCAACCTGGCTCATCGACCCTCACCAAAACATTGCAAGTCTTTGGGGTTGCTCACAGCATCACCCCTAATTCTTGGAAGACCCAACTCACCACCCTAGAACCAATTATCGATGGATTCATTATCGGATCGTCCTTATACGGTATTCTAGGCACTAGCGTTCTATCTTACTAAGGAGTAATAATGGCAAGCGGATTCCCAGCGGCAACAGGTGATGTCCTCACTAGCACCATGTTCAATGGGCTAGTCGCGTTCACCCTTAATGCTCAAACAGGCACAACTTACACATCTGTGCTTTCAGATTCTTATCAAGTATTAGTCACAATGAGCAATGCTTCAGCTAATGCTTTTAAGATTCCAACTAACGCATCAGTAGCTCACCCAGTTGGTACTGTAATTACAGTCCTTAACATCGGTGCTGGTACCTGCACTATTTCAGCGGTCACATCTGGAACAACAACAGTTCTATCTGCTGGCGCAACTGCCGCAGCACCAACTGTTGCTCAATACAAGTCAGCAGCCTGCATCAAGGTTGCAACAGATACTTGGTATGTTGTAGGTGCTATCGCCTAATGCTAAACACCATCACAGCCCTTCACTTTAATGTGCCTGGAGCGAAAGCGACAGGTGGAACGATTACATCTGATGCGTCTTACTGGTATCACACATTTACAGCATCTGGAACATTTACTCCATTGCAGACTATCTCGTGTGACATCGTAGTTGTCGCAGGTGGCGGTGGTGGTTCATTTGGTAATGGTGCTGGTGCAGGTGGAGCAGGTGGATTATTAGCATTTACTGGTGAGTCATTATCAACTGCTCAAACAGTTACTTTAGGTGCTGGTGGTGCTGGTGGAACAGACGGAAACGGTTACATAGGATTTCAAGGTTCTAGCTCAGTATTTGGATCATTAACATCAGTTGATGGTGGTGGTTTAGGTGGTCGCGATTATTTTGGAACTCTTAACGGAGGTAATGGCGGTTCTGG